AGCATGATTGTACCATCTGAAATAAACGAAAATGATATAGTTAAACTATTTGTAAACGAAGACGGTGTTGAAGACCAAATGTACGGTGTCGTTGGAATGAACACCGGCCTGACCCTCGGGGTTCGGTATCTCAATCCAACTGAACTTATTTATAAGTCCGCTTGTGTCTACAAAATAGACGACGGGGAACTGTCCCCCGCACCCTTCGAGAGTCTCATGGAGCACTACCCAAGTGGGACGACATTTAAGGATCTGGAAATGAAACCCCTTGGCACTGATATGTTTGCTTACTATTCCGAGATTGACGTCGAGGACACTGACAGTGACATATACGACGAGGGTCAATCTGGTTCCGATTTAGACGATTTCATCGTATCAGACAGTGAAATACAAGGTTCCCCACCACCCGGGCATGAGATGATTGATAAAGAATGGGCTGGATGGAAACCCTCAACTTCAGGGGGGAAAAGTTTTAAAGAAACAGTTGATATGATTGAAATGCACGTCAAAAGCCTAAGTCTGTAAACGCGTTTTTGAAAAAGTAAAAAAAAATACATAGTCTAAAAAGATGCTGGCAGCTATCTGGACTCAATTAGATTCATTATTACCAAAACAAACCGAAGAAAAGCCAGTTAATATACATATATGTCGTGAATGCTCGGGTACTAAAATTATTTCACCCGAAGGATTACCAACTTGCTCAGAATGTGGACTTGTAGATGACAGGTTTATCGATGATACCGCAGAATGGACGAGTGGGATGACGGACGATGGAAAAGTGAATGATCCATCCAGATGTGGTAATCCTAACCCAAACCCGGAGCTCTTTTCACAAAATTGGGGGAAGGGAACTGTTATTTCAACACAGCGTTCTTCAACATACGAAAATAAACGTATGGCTAAAATTAACTTTCATATGTCTATGAATCATAAAGACCGTTCTCTTTTTCACGCGTATAAGGACATCGATGAGGCGTGTAACACTTTACCAGATTCAATCCTCAAGGATGCCAAGATGATGTATAGGAAATTTAATAATGAGAAGTTGACACGTGGCGCTGTACGCTTGGGTATAAAAGCAAACTGTATTTTATATGCATGTAAATTGGCAAAGTTTCCGCGGACAACCAAGGAGGTTGCGGATATGTTTGGTATCCAGTCTAAGGATATTAGCCGGACAACCCAAATATTCCAAGACGCTATAGCGGGGAAAACTGAGAAAAATTACGTGACGAAAGCATTTGACGTGATGAATCGTTTGCTAAACTCTTTTGAAGTGACGAGGGATGAAAGATTCCGATGTAATAAAATGTGTAACGCAACTGATGATTGTGTGGATTTGATGAGTAAAACACCAAATAGTGTTGCATCAGCAATTATTCACATAGTTTTGGGAAGTAAAGTTACAAAGGCGGAGATGTGTGAAAAGTGTTCGGTATCTATCCCAACACTAAATAAGATAGAGGGTATTATAAAAAAACACTTAGAGGTTAAAGATGTAGATTAGAAAATGACCAAGTTGTTTCTCTCTACACCATGTTATGGTGGCCTATGTTTAGAGAAGTATATGTCTAGTATTATTCAGCTTCAGCTACTTTTAATAAAAGAGGGAATTCAACTTTATCTCGATACAACCGAAAATGAATCACTCGTTCACCGCGCCCGTAATGTGTCAGTAGGTCGTTTCATGCAAAAAACTGACTGTGAATATTTTATGTTTATCGATGCCGATATACACTTCGACCCAGCATCAGTAGTCCGTCTCGTCAGGTCTGGACACGATCTTTCTGTCGCATGCTACCCCAAAAAGGTCGTCATGTGGGACCAAGCCGCCAAGGCTGTTAAGGGTGGTGACGACCGAGATATGTCGATGTTGTCTTCAAGTCTCGTAATCAACTTTGGAGCTCAAAATCGCCCCGTTGTGAATGGATTTATTGAAATTTTAGATGGTCCAACAGGTTTCATGGTTATTAAACGTTCGGTTTTCAAGACCCTAGAAGAAAAGTTTCCAGAACTCTGGTGTAAGAATGATCACCAAAACAGGGATTTTGACGACTACCACGCCGCCTTTGATTGTATGATTGACCCAGAGACTCGTAGGTACCTCTCCGAAGACTACGCATTCTGCCGCCGTTGGCAACAAGCTGATGGTAAAATATACGCAGATGTGAATACAACTCTTGGCCACGTTGGAAACTTACCATTTAGTGCTTGTCTCAATGATAGGCTTAAGGTTTAGAGTATATATATGACTATGAACCTTGTTACCATAATTGTTACCCGGTCAAAATCCTGTAGTGTGAAGACACTTCATTCCATTCTCAAACTCAATATTCACTGTATACAAAAAAATATTAATAATGAGATTGTGTATGTCAATGACGATCCTTATGAAAAGGCTGATATGATCCAAAAGCAGATGAAAAAATGTGATCGTATTGTTTTCATAGATTTTGGTATCGGTGTAGATGATGAATCATTGAATCAATGTTTTCAACCCCATGAGGGTGTGGGATGTCTGGTGTTCCCCGGGGTTAAGGAAGGTGTAGATTGGGAACTTTTCAAAACTAAAGTTAGAAGTGAATCTAATGAACCTGTTAGTCAAATGGGTCTACACTTTGATACATCTATTGGTAAGAAAATCGCAGATGATATCTACATCGTGAACCAAACTTCTTCGTCTTGTTGGATGATGAACACTAAGAATGTAATTAAGAGTATCAAAGACAAAAAGTCTGGCTCTTGGAAAATTACCCCCAAAATGTTTGAAAAATTTAAAGAAAGCGGGACTAAGATTTATGCATTTTCAGCATCTAAGTTAACATTTATGTATACACATGAATGTATAAGTAACATCTTAAACGCCGCAGGTGTAAAAGTCAGTTAAAGTTTTATACACACATAAAAATATGTCTATCGGTAATAATTCACCACTTTACAAACACGTCGTGAATTATATCCACACCTGTTGGAAGAGTAAGGACTACTTCCCGGGACCCCAACCTATATCAATTGAACGCCGACATTTCCCAATTCTCAAGGGTGCAGAGTACCTAGTGTGTGAGAAGACGGATGGTGAGAGATATATGATGGTTGCCCTCATGTTCCAAGGTAAAAAGAAATGTCTCTTTGTCAACCGTTCGTTCAACATGTTTGAAGTCTCAATCAATCTGAAAAAAATGGCCTATGAGGGAACCATTCTCGATGGAGAATTGTACGAGAATACCCTCATGGTATATGACGCGGTTTTTGCCAATGGTGAACCAGTTTGGGATTTGAATCTGATGTTAAGATTGGAAGCGTGTAAGATTGTAACCGGGTCTATAATTTACATGAAAAGTGATAGATTCCGTCTCAAAGTCAAGACGTTTCATCAAATGAGGGACTACGACAAGTTCTTGGATGTGTACCTCCCCACCGTTACTCAACGTATCGATGGTCTCGTTTTCACTCCAGTGAATGAACCAGTTAGGATTGGAACCCATGAGACGATGTTTAAGTGGAAACCGAAGGAAAAGAATACGGTGGATTTTCTCATGAAGAAGGAACCTTCATGGGAAGTGCCGGGCACCGTTGGGGGTCCCCTAGCGTGGAGACTCTATGTCCAAGAAAAGGGAAAGTTGGTATTTGAATCTGAAGTTGCCATGGATCTCATGAATGAACCATGGTTCGAGGAGGGAGCTATCGTTGAATGTGATTTTGTAGATGATGGGAAACGTATGTGGTGGAGACCCCTAAAGAGGAGAACGGATAAGACGCATCCCAATAATAGAAGAACATTCTATCGGACGATTGTAAATATTAGGGAGGACATCAAGATTCAGGAGTTTTTAGATTGTAAACCATAAAGTAGAATCCAGCCTCTTCAGGTAATGGACATATTTTAATATCATGATCGTTTATAAAATGCCACTTGTTTCTACATTTTACAAATGATACATAGTGTCCATCATTTTGATCACCCTCGTGAAGCGCAGTCGCCACGAGATTATATTCAAATGAATCGATAATAATAGTCTCTATAATTTTGATGTTACTCTTGGTGTCAAATGAAATCATTAAAACTTGGGGGAGCTCCGAAAAGAGGGATCGCGTCGTAGCCACGTTGTGCACCTTACCCTCGGTGTCCTCAAAGTTTTCTAGTACATTCCAATCCATACTCTTCTTTAGCATCTCCCCCAACTCGTTACCATAGGAAGTCACCAAATGAACACTGAAAGGTTCTTCACTCGTTGACTTGCCACCGGGCCAAATAGTTTCTTGAACCTTCTTACCGTAAAACCACGGTTTTATGAAAGGTTGTGATCGTTCAAGAATGTCTATGATGCACAGTATTGCTTCCTGGACGTCGTGTTGCTCTCTAGATTTAAAACGTGGGAACTCTTCTCGGAATCTAGCTAGGAGTGTCAAGAGAGATAATTCTGGACGACCACTCGTCCAATAGACGGTGACAAATTTAGAATATACCTGGGTAAATCTACATTCCCCCTCGTACGGGTTTTTCAAAAAGTAGTTTGTGAGAACTGGTGTATGTAGAAGGCACTGAACAGCTGTATTAAAATAACAGGTGTTCCCAAGGTTGGTAAAACCCTTCATTACATTTTATCGATAAAAAAGGCTTAAGTAAATGACGCAAAGTATATTTGTTAAGTAAAAATCATAATGGATATTAAGCACATCACCGATACCATCCTCCCCTCCTTCGAGGCCCTCAAGACTGAAGAGAATATCGAAGTTGAAGTTCGCCTTGGGAAGCACAATGGTTCCCTCTTCGACACCAATGTCGGTAAGGAAACCTGGGAACGCGTCCTAAAGGGGTTGAAGAACTATGATGGGTGGGAGTCCACCAACTATACAGAGTCTGACGTGTACTATAACGATAACAGCAATGTGCGGATCACCTCCAACGAAGACACGGGGGAGCAGACAATGATCCAAAAGATCAGTGTCGTCAAGGAGGACTTCAAATGCGATCCCCTTGATGTGAGGGTGTGCATCGCTCGGGAGATCCCCACCTCTGGGGAGTATGAGATGGATAGAAAAAGAACCAAGGTGCGCCACTCTTTCGTGCGCAAGAACCTGAGCATCGATATGACCATCTCTTCAGGGGACAACGTCGATATGGACTCGGAGGAGGAGGCCTCATATCAGATTGAACTTGAGATTGTGAAGCCAGGGGACGTGGACTCCGTCTACAAGTTGTTCAACATCATCAATAAGGTTAATGACCTAGTGAAAATTATGTGAACCTAAAATATGTTAGTCGTAGTGACTGTCACTATTTTAATAATTATATCAGTCGGTATTTTTATGGTGTATAGACCCAGACCCACTACCGAGAGTGAAAAACTCGTGGTCACCGAGACCATAAAGCCCCCGATAAGGTCCCCCGGACGACGTAAATTTCCCAAACATTGGGGCCCAGAGCCAGAGAACCAAAAAAGGGACAACCGTCAGCTTCCGGGGGGGTATGGCTTTGGTAGCACCACACTCGCGCTGTGGATCATGAAGAATATGGCCGCGGACAATGACCATAAATAATATCAGTATACTTTAAGATGTTCTACATCATAGCGGGTATAATTGTGTTTTCAATGATCTACGAGAAGACTGTCAGGTCGGAGGAGGTGGATGTTTCTAAAAACTTCTATCTGAGCCAAGGTATGTCTAAGAAGATGTACAATCGGATGAAGGGGGACGGGGTTTCCGGTCAGGAGTTAAAAAAGTTCGTGCAATTGGAGGATAGGTTTCTCCAAGTTGAACGAAATTCAGTGTGTTCGGGGATGCCCCGCTTCATAGATGCCCTTACGCTTTCAGATTTAATAAAACGAACGTTCCCAAAGTATGATTTTTCCTATCACACGATACATCTCAAACAAACTGCGGAACCTGAAAAGATTATAAACAAGAGCATAAAGTGCTGATCATCTTCTTGTGCTTCGGGCTATCAATTCTGGTATAATTGTCCAGAATATACATAATCAATCTATTATCATCCTTCCTGTAATAGTCGTTAAACTCTATTTCAAGTAGGCTCTTATGTTCTTTACCGTTTCTCCCAATTCTAATATAGTCGGCTGCCACGTAGATTATGCCATCTAGAAATTCCTCCCTAGCCATCTCCATCCAGGAGTTTGTACGGGTCCCCCATGTCCGTGTATCATCATTTACCCGGACACCGTGATTATACTTTCTCAACCCTAGTTCCAGCCGGGAAAGAAGTTCTTCCGCGGGCGGCTTTGGCGACAGTGTTCCACTTCTTTCGTGCATTATTTACATTCATATTAGCTCTAAACTTTAACCAATATTTTCTGTAGTCATCCAACTTCTTTTTGGTTGGGGGGTTCTTTTGGTTCATGGCGTAGTTTGCAACCGCGCGACGATATGAACTTTTCAAATTATTGGCGATACCTGTAACGTTTGCGGTGTTCATGTAAAACTTCTTTTCGAGTTCCCTCTTTCTCTGCATTTTCCACTGAGAAACCATGTTCTTTTTGATGGCATCGACATCCTTCTTGAAAGGGACACCCTTTTTGTTAACCTTTGAAATAGAGTTTATTTCCTTCTTAACATTTCTCACATCCTGGTTCAGGGAAGGTTTATATCTCTTCATCCATTTGTCCCCATAAAGTTTGATGAGATCCTTTCGGATAGAGTTATCATTGAGTCGTCTCTTCCTAAGAGCATTTTGTTGAATCATAGTCCGCTCTAAATTTGCCGCAAAGTTATTATTGTTATTATTGTTGCTATTTGGGGACTTTGGCTTTGGTTTTGGTTTTGGCTTAGCCAGTTCATTCCGAGCCTTTTCAATCTTCTTACATATAGAAACTTTGGTTTCTTTAGGGTCTATGGCTATGTTTAGGATAGTCGCGACACGGATGAGTTCCTTTTTGGGATAATCGATGCACGTTTTTTTACCAACGCGGAATTTAGAACCCGTACCCGCGAGACGTACATTTTTACCACTGTTCTTAAATGTGACGTTCTTTTTGTTATTTTTGGCTTCAATCTTTTTACATATCTCCACCTTCGATGTTTTTTTGGTTATGTCTACGATACCCATTTTTTTGGCCATGTCTAGGAGTTCAGCCTTTTTTAGACTCACACACTTTTTTGCACCAATCATAAACACGAGGGCGCGGACTTGACGCCCACGTGGTTTGGTCGCTTTGGTGGGTCGAGCACGGGGCATTGTGATTTTCGTCGTCTTTTGAGCCTTTTTGGGAAATACACCTGTCACATTGATGAGACTATTTCGATATAAAATCTGAATAAGTTCCCCACCTGCATTGTAGGCCTCCATCATGTCCTTGGGATTCTTGGCTCCCGAAATCTGTATGTTTCCAGATTTGGATAGAATGAACTTATGATTCTTGAATGTCATATACAAGAAGGGAGCCAACTCGGGTTCGTAGGAAACGTAGGATATTTCATACTTATTTTGAAGTCTCGCAACTTTCACCATATCCGTGAATATACCATTGAACATAAAGGTTCCACTGAGATTGTTGTACTCAAATGGATTGTATAAGAATGATTGTTTTTCTGTATACTTCCCTACGACGAAATTTCGAATAAGCTCAGCTTGATTGGAAATATCACTTCCAACGAAGCCCCCTGAAAACCGAATCTTACCGTTTCTATAGATGTTCACGGTGCCTCCCTTAGATTCCATGTCATTAGAGATTTTCAATTTGATTTGGACGGTAGAAAAGTTTAGGTTTATATTTCCCTTTGGTCCGTAATTTTTTGTGTGAGAAAAACCAGTCTTAAATTGACCGTACACACCGCGAAGGTCTTCAGTGTCTACATAAAGACCTTCACCAATGGGAGTTCGACCAACTGGTGGTCGCATAAGTATGGCTTTAAGATCTACACGATTCCCCGGTCCAAAATTCCTGTTTACTGTGGCATTAAACATCCCTAAATTTAACTTACTCAGAGTGACGGGTACAACTTCTGGCGCACCCACCTCATTCAAAAAATTTTTCATTTCGTTTTCGTTATTTAAAAATTCAGAAAATTCACCATATTTGGTATCGTTTACAATATTTCTTTCTAGTCGAGGGGGGAAAGAAGAATTACTTGGTGTGATCTCAACACCAGAACTTCGTATAAATTCCCTGGCCTGTTGGCTCATATTACTATTGGTGAGTATTTTTTTTTTAAAAGTTATCTGAGAACTCCACGGCGTCTTCGGAGATTACATCTAACCCATATATAATTGGTTGCTTGGGGTAGGTCCTACCCTTGTAGGTTACAACCTCATCCCTTACTTCAATTTCCCTAGAACTGAATGGACCGGCATAGAAGTCCTGGTGAAATTTATGTTTCCCAAGGTTATTCGCTTGGCAATGTTGATTGAACACCACTATAAACACCTTCTGTGGGACGAATAGGTCTTTACCAAAGTTGACATTTGTAGACTCTAGGAAGTTCGTCAGGGTACTCGCAACCATCGCCACCTGTTTCTGAATCTTCTTGAAGTATGCAGGTACCACATTCCAAATGTCCTTGTCGTTGTACTTTCTCGAGTATTCAAGATACGCTTTGACGCACTTGTATAAAATGATGGGCAACTCCTTATCAAGCTTCTTGTCCAACTGGGGGTCTGCGTCCTGCACCTGTTTACTGAAGTTCCAAGGTAAAATACGGCGGAGAACGGATCCAGAGTTATCCTTCCAATTTGGAACTTCGTTACCACCCAGTACTCCTGGGACAGTCCATTCAAAAGACATAGCAGTCTTATTCTTCACCGCGATGGAAACATCTTCCCCCGAAACGATGGACTGGAACTCCGCCTGTTCTAGGGCTAGGTCACCTTTGACCTCTGGGGCGATGAACATGAAGGAGTCCTTGATCGCCGAGAGTCCAAACTTCTTCTCGATGTTGTTCGAGAGGGTCCCAACGTCTTCACTCTCGTAGAACTTCTTGAACACCTTGGTGATGAGGGTAGACTTTCCGGATCTCGCGATACCCTTGAAGAATGGGATAACCTGCCACGAATCCATATCGTTCACATCGAAGCAGAGCCGACCACCCATGACATAGGCCCAATTGCAAACTTCCTCCTCAAATTTCTGGTACCTCAGTACACTATCAAAGTAGGGGGTTGGGATGTCCTGCCACCTTTCGATGTCCGGGAAGTCGTCAAACTGCTGGTCAAAGTACTTACACGCCACAATGGTGGGGTCGAGGCACATAAACTCCTTACTCTTGTAGGGATAGAACCGACAATCGTATACATCTTCCGCGATATACTGTTTACCAACGAATACACCGTTTCTGAAGGACCAAACGTGTCGTCTCTTCTCGATCTGCGGAAATTGGTGATCGACACACTTTGACACATTTTCAATTACATCCTTGAATATCGAACCTCTACTCGTGAAGTTCTTCCAGTTATCGAAGTCATCGTCTTTCTGTGCGAGGGAGTGTACAAAGTCCTCGATAGTAAACTTTGGGTTCCATGCACGTGTTCGAAACCCCTCGATGGTCTTAATTTCTTCACAACAGTATCCCTTGTATCTCCTGTACCCAGACTTATAGGTCTGGTCAAGGGTGTAGAGTAGACATTTCTGGAAGGGGGTGGCACTCTCAATCTCATCTTCATCCATAGTGGAAGGATCTGCACTTGTGGTGATTTGGGGTATCGCGGTAGGGTTGACGACACGCTCAAAGGATGTATAGTGCCTTCGGATATTTTCATATCCATCATTTACCTGTTTGAAAACATTATTAACCCTTTTAATAAGGGGGACTTCGACATCATCGGATTCCTTCTTATGAAGCTTCGTTTCCCGGACATAGTTCTTTAGATCGGAAAGAAACCTTCGATGTCGATTTTTGATATCTTTGATCGCGAGTATGTCTATCCTCGATGGTTCGGGGTTACCCTCAATACTGAAATTATCAGGATGAATGTACTGTCTGTACCCCAACTCACGGGCGTTCCTATAATCACCCGTCCTCAGGTCCCATCGAAATTCCAAGGAATCAACCGTCCTATAAATTTGTTCCATATTCATCGAACGGATTTGTTGCTTGTGAAGTTCCGCCAAAGCTTCATAAGTATTAGGTTCCTTGTCGATGAAGTGGGTTTCTTCCATTTATATTTACTATACTTTATTCCTTAAGCATTTTGAAGCTTGCTCAAAATCTTTATGAGTATTTTATTTTGGTTCTGTAGTTGAAGACCAATGTTGACTAGGGCTGTACATACTGTATCCCCTTCTGGGGTAGCGAGTAGAGAACCCATAAATTCCGCCATGTCAATTCCCTCTTCAATTCCCTGATCTTCGAAAAGATCTTCCTCCTCTTCGGTTTCCGTGTCGGATACAATTTCTCCTTCTTCGATTTCAATTTCTTCTTCAGGCTGTGACGACATTTAAACTTGACTGAGAAAAATTGGATCGCGAAATTTCGCAGAATTATTTTCTCTGCCTATAGTACAACAACTCTCAAAATGGCCGGTGGTCTCATGCAACTCGTAGCGTACGGCGCCCAGGATGTTTACCTTACCGGTAACCCTGAGGTGACCTTCTTCCAGGCGAAATACAAGCGCCACACCAACTTCGCGATGGAGAACATCGAGCAGACCGTCAACGGTACCGCCTCCGGTGGTGGCCGCGTGTCCGTCACCGTTGCGCGCAACGGTGATCTCGTCGGTGACATGTACCTCGAACTCAAGTCGAAGGCGGCCGACTCCAAGGTCGCGTGCTGGGTCGCGGAGCGTGCGATCAACAACGTTGAGCTTTCCATCGGTGGTCAGCGCATCGACAAGCACTACCAGAAGTGGTGGCGCATGTACTCCGAGCTTTACTTGGATGAGTCTAAGAAGCTTGCGTGGGGTAAGATGACCACCGCGGCGGACACGAAGACTGTCTACCTCCCCCTCATCTTCTTCTTCAACCGCAACCCAGGACTCTACCTCCCCCTCATCGCCCTCCAGTACCACGAGGTCCGCATCGACTTCGACCTTGCGTCCGACTTCGGTACCTACCTCTACACCGACGTCTTCAAGGTATGGGCGAACTACATCTACCTCGACACCGAGGAGCGTCGTCGCTTCGCCCAGAAGGGCCACGAGTACCTCATCGAGCAGGTGCAGCACACTGGTGTCGACACCGTCGATTCCACCAAGCAGGTCCGCCTCTCCTACAACCACCCCGTTAAGGAGCTCGTGTGGTGCTTCTCCAAGCCAGCTGCGGTGAGCTCCCTGTGGAACTTCACCACGCGTTCTGACAGCGCGAACGTCGTTATTGAGTCCGACCAGACCATCGCGACTTCCAATGCGTTCATTGCCCCAGCTGCGCAGGGTTCCCCCCTCCTCAAGCTCGGCACCGATGGTGGTAACGAAATCTATTCGGAGGAGGTCGCCGGTCCCCTCGATACCTTCAAGCTTGTCCTCAACGGCCAAGACCGCTTCAAGGAGCAGAAGGGTAAGTACTTCAACCAGGTCCAGGCCTACCAGCACCACACTGGCGCCCCCTGCCCCGGTATCTACTCGTACTCCTTCGCGCTCAAGCCAGAGGAGCACCAGCCAACTGGTACCTGCAACTTCTCGCGCATCGACAACGCGCAGGTTGCGGTCACCCCAGTTGCGGTGCAAAATGGTGCGACCTCCATGCACATGTTCGCGACCAACTACAACGTCCTCCGCATCCAATCGGGTATGGGTGGCCTCGCGTTCTCGAACTAGATTGCTCGTATAAAACCATCAATTTCAAATTTCAAATTTTAAGATATTCAAGTATCTTAAAATGTGATAAAGACTAACCACTATTGATTATATATGTTGGCCATAGGTCAAACATCAATTCTGATATACGCCATCGGAAGAAAACGCACCTATCGACAACGAAAAAAGGCTGAGAAAAAACCATGTATGAAGAACGCCGACACACTTTCATGTGCAATTCGTCATACAAGATGTTTGGGGTGTCCGTATAATAACTTTTTTAGACCCGATAGGCCCCCGTTTCCATCTAAGGTGAATGAAAAATAATGGGTTTCCGTGTGAGTTGCCAAATGTGTTCGACAATTACTGATGCACCCAATCCCGTGAGTATTTCATTATCGTAGGTGTATCCATAGCCTATCACAATCGCTCCCCATACAAATGCTAAAAAATCGGTCATAGGACTGGCGATAAAACTACAATTTTTGTCGGTAGGAATTGATTTTTCCATCATACGATAATATGCTGTCCCTACGAGTAAAGAAATTAAAATCGCGGTGGTGTGTTTCATTAATATAAAGTAGTTTATTTTTTACGAAGTAATAAAATAGCTAGACCAAAACCGAAAACCAATCTTTTCCTGATTCTCCTCAAAAAGTTTTCTCGATTTCGTCCTTTAATTTTGTGATGAGCATTTTTAAGAGCGTTACATATTTCTAAATACTCACCATCGGTCAATCTGTATTTATGTTCTTCGACAACCTTCATTAGATAGCCTAAGTCGGGATCCATTACTATAAAGTAATAATATTATGTTGAAAAGACTTTTTGACTTTTTTGTAAAAGTGGAAAAACCCATGCTAGGTCGGTGGAATTTAAAGACGTGCCATGAACTCACTACATCTATAAACTCTGTTTATCAAAATAGAGATCATTGTGGTGACATAATATGCAAGACCCCAAAGAAGGCTATTGAATACCGTGAGTTAAAAAAGAAAGACAATAAGTAAGTATGTACGAAATTTACACAGATGGAAGTTGTTTGGGGAACCCTGGTCGCGGTGGTTGGGCTGCTATTGGGGAGGGTATGAAACTTGGTGGTAATCTGAGGAACACCACCAACAACGTCATGGAAATGACCGCTGTCGTAAAGGCTCTCGAAAAGTGTCTGGAATTGGGAATCCTTTCGGTGCGTATTTTTACGGACAGTAACTATGTGAAACAGGGAATCACCACGTGGATAAAAAACTGGAAACGGAATGGGTGGAAGACTGCGTCAGGGACGCCCGTGAAAAACAAAGAACTTTGGATTGAGATTGACACCCTCACACAAAAAATGGAGATAATCGATTGGAAGTGGGTCAAGGCCCATAATGGAAATCCTCAGAACGAGGCGGTTGATGCCTATGCGAGGGAGTGTGCAAATATTCTCAGCACTTAGTAGATATGGGTGAAGAGGATGTGCCCCATTGTTGGTGTGACAAACAAGAACAATTATTAGTCAAATGGGCGGAGAAGGCGGCTGGATACCGCTGGCTTCACAATCATGCTAGGTTGTATTACAAGAAGCAGAATGATAGACTTTCATATCCAAGTATTATCATAGCAAGTTTAACGGGTGTTGGTGGTTTTGCTGTCCTATCCCCAACTAGTGGTGGTTCTGATATGAGCTCAGGTGCGCGTATGAATGTAACGATTATTCAATATATTTTTGCCTTTTTAAATGTAGTCGGGGGGATTCTCACGAGTATTTCCAAGTTTAGTCAATGTCAAAGTTTATCGGAATCTCATTCTTTGATGTGTATTCAATATTCAAAGTTTTACAGAAACATAGATATGGAATTATCACTTGAAACCCAATATCGGGTGGACGTGGTAGATTTTGTTTCAAAAGCGAGGGAGGAATTCGACAGACTTCTCGATGATGCCCCCGATATCCCTGCAATTTCTATACATGCATTTAATGATGAATTTCCTAATAAGGACCATAAACCAGATGTATGTAATGGTTTGAGTATTATAACCGCATGTGAAACACCCAAAAAAAATAAGAATAAACTTATATCGAGGTGGTTTGCCGGACAGAACAGGAAGAGTGTAGATATCTCAAAAGAGATGACCGAAATAAATATTCATTAATACTATAATGACACCTATAGATAAATTCAAACTTGTTATAACTGTCGCACTATTATATGGTTATATTTATAGTTTGATGGATCCAGAGGAGTTTGGCTTCAAGTCGGCTCTCGATCCTTACTATTTTTCGTTCACGACTATGAGTAGTGTGGGGTACGGTGACTTTAGTCCCAAGACGGAACGTGCGAAGATGTTAGCAATGACCCAACAAGCGTTCATTTTTGGTGAAATCTTAAAGGTATTGATTAAAGGGGTTCCTAAGTAATTTAAAAATTTTGTTAGTTAAAATTAAGATGATTATTATAGTTTTATTTACACTATGGTTTTTACATCATGCAAGACAATGTTCATGTAAAAATCAAGCTGAACACCCAGAAAAATGTCATCGAACTGAGTTTTATGGATTTCAATATGGACACCTATTTCTTTTTACTCTTTTAGGTGCTATGTATCCAGACCAATTTAGGTTATGGATTGGTCTAGGTGTTATATGGGAGGTGTTTGAATATTGGCTTTCTTCTAGACCTGACATAGTACATAAACTTGGTGGGTGCTTAACAAAGTCTACGAAGAGTACACCTCTTTGGTTTAGAGAGGTATATGGGGGTGTTCCCAAATATGAAAACTTTATCGATCGTATTTTTGGTATAAAGAACTCACAGGTTCACACATGGCATTATTCTATCGGGGAAAATCTAACAAATATCTTGGGATTTTTAGCGGGAAGGTATTTAAAAAATAAGTTGTTTGTGTAAATATAATGAACACGGGAATCTTGATCGCTGGTGGTATATGCCCGGGTGTCCATAACCTTGTAAATAGACTTACTCTATATGAAAAATCACAGGGTAATAATGTGATTGGATTTAGGCGTGGATTTGGGGGACTTAACATTAATGATCGTTCTGAAATGCCAACACTTTCATGTGACACAATGAAACTTGAAATGGCTGTGCACAGTTTAAAGGATGTAGATCGTCTCTACTGTCTATGTGGAAATAAGTCTATGGAGAGTGCTGGTTTACTCGCACTCGATGAACGAGTGAACACGAATATTATCGGTATAGCCAAAACTATGTTTGATGACATCGTGGGTTTTGAGTCTGTGGGTGCGCGGAGCGCGGCGTTAAAGTTTGAGGAATATGTGGAGGAATCTTATTCAAAGGCTGTATCAGACCACTCAATCGTCTTAATTGAAATGCCATCTGAAAAGATGATGTCGAGGAGTGTTTACAATAAGGTTACTGATATTGTGAATGGTCTCACAGTAAACAAAATTTCTATGCATCAAATCAAAAACAACTACAACACGAATGGTTACGCCCTCGTTCTCATAACTGGAACGAACGACTATTGGGATATTATAGAGTTTCTACAGCAAAATACTGATACAGATGTCCGGATCACCAGTCCCAATTTTACAACGCGTGAAATGGAGCCATGCCTCTATGATAAGATACTATCTGAACGGGTAGCTCGTGAGGCATTTGAATATGCCCAGACTCAGACGAACTTTATCGTCGGTGGTGGTGGCACTATGAAGTTTGAGGATTATCTTGATATAGTGTAGGTATGTTCAGAGAGATGTTCAAGAATCCCAAGTTTGTGGGTGCTCAAACATCTCCACCCAACAACGTCGTCGTAGTAACGGAGGATGGGATAGAACATTACACTACACAAGAGTTTGTGTTCAAATCAGAGGCTATAATAGATAAACAATCTAAAGAAGTTAAAGGTACCCCACGAGGTAAAGAAAAGATAGTCCAACTCTTCATCGAACCGACAATTCGAAAGAAGGGGAGGTTCATCGTCACGATGTATGAGTTTTGATCCAATAGCTCAGTTGGTTAGAGCGTGGTGCTTATACACCGTATGTTTGAGTGGAGTCACATCCACATAAGGCACGCCAAGGTCACGGGTTCGAGCCCCGTTTGGATCATTTTTACATATGTGTCCCATATGTAAAAATGTTTTCAGAACCTAAGTTAATATTTATATTGTTTAAAATAAACAAAAACAATGACACTTAACTATTCCGACGACATTACTCTCGCTGAACTTGCGCGTCTCCTGGCGGAGGAGGAGAAGTCTACTAATGGGAAAATAGACAGCGAGGAAGACGAGGGGGAACCGGAAGTTTCTTCTGCTCCTCCAATACAATTTGTCGACGAGATGGAATTCTACGCAAGAAAGTTCTAAGTGATTGTATGCGTTACGGATCAGTTGCGAGGAAAGTGTTCAAGACGCGGTGGGGTCTCTACAATAAGGGACTTGTGGAGGACCACCATGTCATACCCAGAGAGTTTCGTGAACACCCAACTATAAAGGGTTTTAGATATGACATGAATGCGGGTGACAACATCATTCTCTTACCTACGCGGTTAGGTAAACATATACTCCGTGTGAGAGAGGATCGCCTTGTACATACTGGTAATCACCTAGCATATAATGCATATGTTGGTAGAATGTTGGATGTAATACAAAGTGAGAGTGACCTCTTAGAGTTTGTAGACTTTTTGAAATATTCATGTAGATACAGTCCCCACCAAATTCCGTGGTCTTAGTATCCCCACTTGAGCTTTATAGGGCTGACACCCGGGTGGGTTCTTGAAAAGAACTCTTTCCTCCCATGATTACTATGACCTATGAGACTTTTATGACTTCTATCTATATACATATAATCTCGTAAATCTTTATAATATACTCGAGCACCTTTGGCGATAATGTCTTCATGTTTCATGTCAATGTGGTTATCCATTGGTAGGAAATATTTTTTGTACTTTCTCATATTGTCAACGTTTATGAGGTAACATTTTGTACTCGATATCCAGTGAACCTTTTCTAAATTTCCTTCAACTTTGTTAGGAAGTCTCGACAGACAGTGGAAAAAACACATTTCGAAATTTGGCCCTTTTGTATCTATAACATTTTGGATTTCCTCATACAATTGAGAAGATTTTACTACAACGTTATCTTCGAAAATTACAGCGTACTTGAGACCTTGTTTAAAACACCTATTGTAAAATTCCATGTGACCCATAAAGCAGCCAATGGCACCTAAATTAAAGTAAGTTATATCCGGTCTTCGCACATGGGTGTTGTAGTGCATCTCCATAGCCTTCTCGAAGTACTCGGGTTCAATGAATCCCTCATATTCACGAGCAACCTTAACCTTCCTCGTATCAGGTCCATATATAATTTCGAGGGGTAAATCATTCTTATGACTTTGGATGAAACGTTCATGCCTCCTTTTTTCACTCTTTAGAGTTAGTAGGAAACACTTATAATCGTAATGTGAACGTTTCGATACCACATCAACACCACCTTTATGTACCAAAATTATAATAACTAAAACAAATAATATCACAAATAGTATCATACCTACTTAAAAATTAGAAAATAAATAGAGGTATGGATACGGACACCTTCGTAAACTGGATTGGTCTGGTGAGTGCTATACTTATATCGGTCATGTTTATCCCCCAGGTAGTACATGTTCACAAGACCAAGGATACCCACGCTATCAATTATACTTTCCTTGGAATAAATGTCGTAGCGAGTATTTTGGGTTTGGTGTACTCTATACATTTCAATGTAGTTCCCATGATCGTCGCGAATACGTCTGCTGGTCTTTTTTCCGTCTCTTTGGCTGGTATGAAGTTTGTAAATGGACTTAAAGAGGAAACACCTGAATATGATATATCCACTCCCGACGTGTAGTCGGTCGAGTGCCCACCGCTCCTATGGTGTAGTTGGTTAGCACTGTGGTCTTTGAAACCACCAACAGAAGTTCGAATCTTCTTGGGAGCTGTTTGGGTGGAGGGAAGGGCCGGTGTCCCACGTAAAGGGCAAACCCATTTGGAATGGGGGCATCGGCATTGCACCAACCTAACCTGAAATCCTAACCAGTGAATAAACGTTGATGGAGCCGACGGGGTGAGGAACCTTAACCGGACTCATCTCGGGGAGCCCTCTCTGTCGCGTTGTATTCATAGTGCCGTATATTAATAGCACACCCTTTCTTAGCTCAGTTGGCAGAGCAGTGGACTGTAGTTCCATGGGTCACCTGTTCGAATCAGGTAGAAAGGAACAGTCTTCCATAGCTCAGTTGGTAGAGCGTGCGACTGTTAATCGCAAGGTCATCGGTTCGACCCCGGTTGGAAGAGTTTTTAGATAGTTGTCCACTATGTAAAATCTCTCAGTTTAGTATATGACATATGTTCCGAAGAAGATGAACCCAGCATGGCGCTGGATGCGTTCAAACATCGTGAACCTTTCCTTCACCGCCAATAAAGTCGTAGTCATCCGTGATTGGCGACTGGCTGCGTTAAATATATTCTTCAGTGTGGTTATTGTGGGGTGGGTTATATTTTCGTTATTTTTGGGTAAGACCTACATCGTCACCGAGGTACCAACGGGGGTCGCGAGTGCGTGGGGTCTCGCTTCGACCGACTATACTTCTACACAGACGGCTATATATAATGGTGGTGCGTCATTTTGTGATAGTCTCACCAACTATAAGTTCAAATATTCAGATGACTGGATCTACGAAACTCCGGTGTGTGCGTATTATTCAGGTGCGGAATTGATTTCAAAGCTTCCTTCGGGAAATGTTATGTTTTTTACCACACATATTCATCAAACAATCATACAGCGATATATGAAAAATGCAGGCAGTTGTACAAGATATCCATGGCTTTTTGATACAGGTACCGAGGTTATGGGGAGGTGTGAGCATTCTATATCCAAAAACTTTTTGGCCTCGGGTATAGAGGATAGTTATTTCGCGTTTAATCACTATTTCGATTCTTCGGTCGAGTCTGGTGCAAAACCTATTACATATATTAGGAGAGAGGGTTCTGAAGAAAATCTATACATTTTTGAAAAGGGTGAAACTATTCGTTTAAAAGTTTCTGAATGGTTAGACATTGCTGAAATTAAACTCGACAAACCATTCAATGAACAAAAAGGTGATTGGGACATCACAGGTTTTGAGGGTGCCGGTGAAGATTCACAAAACTACCCCTACGTTCGGACAAGTGGGGTACGCTTGAACATTAAAGTCAAGTACCACAACTTTCATTTGGATAAAGAATTCAAAGTGAAAATTGGTAATGATGATGTATACGCTGTCATAACGGTGTCTCCTAAGATTGGGTGGTTCTCTAAGGGTGATGAAATATTATACAGTCAAGATTTTTACACAACAGATAGCTTTGAAACGAATAACCCAGTCATATTAAACACTGGTCAACCAAATGGCATCTACTACGATTTTTACAGGTATGGTATACTTTTTGATATACAACAGACTGGTTTAGTTGGGGAAGTTGATTATGTGTTTATTCTCATTCAATTGACTTCGGGTGTTGTTATGCTAGGGATTGCTACCACATTGGTGAGCTTCATTGCTAAATTTGCTCTGGGCAATAAATCTGAAATCTACCGGGGTGTGATACAGGAAGAATACGAAGTTGGGAGGGAAGCTGCTCGCTATGCCGCTCAGGCGTGTGTAGCGACGAAGAGTTTCAAAGACGCCGATGAGGATGGTAAGGGGGACCTAGACTTCGATGAGTTGAGGGCTCTCATAAAGGAATCTTTCTCTAAGAATTATTTGGATGAGGGTAACGATACACATTTTACCGAAGATGAAATAACCGGGATGGCGTACTACCTCATGAGGGCGGCAGATGATCACCTGAATGACAGAATATTGGATAAGCGTGAGAAGACCCCGGATGAATTGAGGCACTCTAAGATTTCTCTCCACGAGTGGCAAGAGTTATCGACGAATGGTGTTTTCAAATTTAAAAATCTGAAGGCTACCTCCACGGAGCATATAAAAAATACTGGTTGGAAAAAGGACAGTCTAAAGAAGAGGAAGAGTGTAAGGCACTTAAAAAATTCCAACGAGGTGTAATTAAGATGCTTCTTCTCAAACCATTTATGTACATTAGGAATAGAATGGGGGTAAAAATGAGTGCATTCACGGAGCACCCCCCACCCCCCACTAAAATTAAAAAAGATAGGGAGTTTGGAAGTTACTGTGTCAAGGTGACGATTGAATCAATTGATACGAATGGTTCTATAGACAAGACTTTCATCGGATACAGTGAGAATATGAATATCACGATGAAAACCGAGTTTGCGTGTGAACGATTTAAAACACATGGTCATACTTGTGGTGAACCCATGATGACCATCAGGGGTGGAAAATGTGATGAAGTTATCATGATGAAGGATAAGTTTGGATCAATTACTCGGGTTCAGTAGGTGGGGGAACCACGTTTACGGGTGGCGCTTCGAGAATCTCAACTGTGTATTTATTCTTAGACTCGTTAGGTGCAGGTGTTAAAACAACTACCCGACACAACTTTGTTGTAACCATTAAGTTATAGGGATAAACTACTGGTTTGCATAGTAAAGAATACATCTAAAGATAATATACGTTTTAAAATAAATGGACCTCAAAGAACTCAGGAAATATTGGGAGTGTATACGGGTGAATATGACACCCTCCCCAGTGATGTTTTTATAAGTGAGGAACCCCGACCAACTGGTGTATGGGAGGGTTCGGATAGTATGAATGAGGTTATAACTAAGTATGGAAATGGTGGTTATGGTTGGTTAAAGGGTGGTCAGGACCACGTTCAAGATTCATGGATAAGTTGGCCATTAATTTGGGAGGGTAATCCTGTAGTTGGAAATTGTGGTATGTGTCCAAAAACGTCTGAACTACTTTCAAAGATCAAGGGTGGAATCCATATCGCTGGATTTTCCTTAATGAAAGGTGGTGTAAAATTGAACAAACATTTTGACCATGTTGGTAAAAATTATAAATTTACCTATCATCTGGGTCTAAAATGTCCAAGTGGATGTACACTATACCATGACACATTGGGGGATGTTAGCGAGGAAGATGGAAAACACATAGTCTTTAATGCGAGAGTTCCCCATTGGGCTGAAAACACTTCAAATGAAGATCGTGTTATTCTATATATGGAAAGTTATGCCAACTCTTCAGCATGATATCACTTTCTTCACACCATGGATATACTTCCTCACCCACAAAGTTTATCGCTCGAACACCGTTATCTAGACACTCATCGCAAATTGCTCTGTTGTCATCGATAATCATACCTAGGTTTAGAGCTCTGCATATATCAACCTTTTTCACTTCATGGGGTGTATAACTATTTGTAAGTATCACATCGTTAAATATTCCTGGAAAATAGGTTTCTATCCAAGTTTCTGTTTGTTCTCTAGCAATGTCTTGACGCCCGGTGACGACATACATTTTTTGACTTCTTTGACGAAGCCATTTCATGGCGTTTTGTGATCCTGGTATTGGTTTGAGATTGCGAAAGGCTTGGGAGTTGTAAAACTCTTTGACAAACTCCTGAGATTCCTCTTCAGTTATATCGAAAATTTCGCGGTACACGTAGTTGTATTTGAGTTTCTTTGGTTTTCCAAGTCTTCTAGAACGAGCCATTGGATATAGAAAATTGACTAAAACTTCATCGACATCAATTGCGATACGAGCCATTTATGTATTACAACATTATTCATAATCTCTAATTACCACACCAACGGGAAATCTCGGTACATCCAGGTCAGTTAGGTTTTGAAACCTCACGGTAAGCATTTTACCCATGTACTTCTTCCTATCCCTGTAGTGTTCCTCTCTTTGTTTGATTGTGCCTTCGGGTCTGACATTAAACTCTCGTCCATTGGTCAATTTACACACCCAAACGACGGCATCGGCATCCCTCCCATGCCCCGTCTTGGCCCCGACAATTTCGTATTCCTCCGTCTGAAATTTTTTGAATTTGAGGAGGTAGTTGCTCCGCTTCCCAACTTCGTATATGCTGGAGGCCTCCCTAATCATGATACCTTCGTAGCCCTGGTCCACGAAGATGTCGTGCCACTTTTCCACATCAGACTTCTTCTTGAGGAGTTTGGTCTCGACACTGACACAATCCATTCTCTCCTCAAAGGTGAGTTCGGGACGTTCGAGATCAAAGTAATCGAAAATGTAAAAGTTCAACTTGGTGGGGTTAGTCTTGAACATGCTCGTGATTTCCTCAAATGTCATGTTAGGTGCATAGCACTCCCCGTCTAGGTATTCACCTTCCCTCAGTCCATCACTGAGATGGTCGAGACCCTCAACGGGTTTACCGGTTCTAGAAAAGCAACCATTCTTCGAAACGAGGAGGCGAACTCCATCCAGTTTGGGTTGAACGTAGAAGGGGGTGGAGATGTACTTGTGGCGTTCCCCCCACTTGTTGGCCAACATGGGCATCACCTGGACTCCCTTCACGTGCTCATTGTTCCACATGGTCTGAGCACGTGCACACGCCTTCTCGTAGCCCGTCTTGACGTTGGTTCTAGAAACTGCAACTTTTTCAGTTCCCACCATACCAGTACTCTTTACGATGTCAGCGGTTCCATCTCCCAGGTCCTCAATGTGAATGTCGGTGAATCTCTCGCGACCGTTTTTATCTTTTCTGATAAGTCGTTCCATTGTAGTCATATTTAATTTCTCAACTTTAATTAGATGTCTGAAATACCAGTTGTAAATTATGGTAGAATGGAACGACTTAGGCCTCCAGAATTCACATCGGTCCCTATGAATGTGAATACATTTTGTATCGTTTTTATAGTTTTATGTGGTTTGGGTCTATATAAGCGTTCCGTAAACATTAGTCAACGCGATCGACAATCTTATATTTGAGACACTTACTGGGGGTGAGGTATAGATCCTTCCTCATTAGACGCTTAAACTTCTTTTCGGGGATTTCAGTCTTGGAGAGGTACATCTTCTTGATTCTCTTCATGAACTTTTCAGATGACTTGAGTTCATGTTTGAGTTCTTGGAAGTTACCCCAAAATTCTGTGGAAATCTGGTGAATGAGGATGTAGGCATCCTTACCCATTCGTTTCTCAGAGCCACCGAGTAGGACAAATGTTGCCGCACTACAGCACGATCCCTGTGCGATAGTGATGACCTTTACACGGGAACTTTCCAAAACATTCATCATGTTGAAGCCCGAAAATATGTCACCACCCTCACTCATGATGTGGACGCGGATCTCCGGTTCGTATCCGATAAGTTCAGCCTTTTTTTTGAGAAGTTCTATTTCAAGTTTCTTGAAGTTCTCAACGAATTCTAGTGCATTATCTCGGTCGATAGTCCCGTAAAAGAGAATCTCATTCCCCACGATTCGCACACATTCTTCGACTTCAGTCTCTGTATCATCCTCGTTCGTATGCATTCTTCAAGGCTTTCTTTACTCTTGTAACGTCTCTTGATTTTAAGCCATTTCCGACTGCAAGGTGATTCATAACATCGAAATCTTGGGGGGTGATTTTGTACTTAAGGAGGGGCTCTATGTTTCCCTTCTCGGCGTACAACTTTAATAAACACAATTCTTCAATTCCCAATCCATTTGATGATTTTTTATAAATTTCATTGACTTTCTGTTTTCGCATCTTATAGTTTCCGTGTTTGGTCCAACAACTCCCTGGTCTAATCTTTTCCCTTTTAAGTGGGTCACCTAGAAAGGTTTTGGGTATCGTTAGGGCGTGGAGAACAAAGTAGGGCATGAGATTCCAGTTTCCAGAGGAGTAAATGTGACTATCAAAATAATCTGCATTTGAAAAGGAATGGGAGGTAGCTACAGTGTCTACACCCACTGAATTTAGGTAATTTTCTTGGAATATATCCCACATGTGACCATGTTCACTTATACTGTCATATATTTCAATCGGTTTGGGATCACATAGTATATCAGTTATAAATTCTTTTGGTGTCTGGAATATATCCATTTCATCATAGTCATCTAAATAGGTGAAGAAGTTTCTAATATTTCCTTGTGAACGTACGGCTGCATTGTATGCTTTGGTATCCGAACTATCTGTCAATCTCAACAAAGTTTCAGGTTTGTGTTTTGGAATAAATATAGTCTCGAAGTTTGGGTACATACACATATTTGTTGTCGTTACTATGAGAGATCCGCGTGTAATTGGGACGCCATCCGAAACCTGTTCTATTATTGGTTTAAATATGGGATCGTAATCCTCTATAAATACATTCTTTGTGGTTGATTTAATAAACGGTAAAAAATAACATTTACTTTTCAGATGGTGATTCTGTAGTTCAACATGTAATGTATCTTTCAAGGCTTCCCTAAGAATGTAGGATTTTCCAACTCCAGAGGATCCACATATAAATATATGTTTACCTTCATCTATATACCTACGAACGAGAGCAATTTGTTTATCATGAATTGTCACTAGGGGTGTGGTATTGTCTTCGACTTTTTTTTGTGGAATTATTTTAATGAAAGAGTCCATCGATGATCTTACTAATCAGGCAATAGATTTGGTGCTCGAGAATGACGCGCTACATAAACGTATCGTAGAACCTTTAAAAAGGAAAATTGTACCATATGTTGCTTGTAGTTTGTTGACCAATTTGATCATGGTTATTACTCTGATCTACCTTGCTCGACGTCTGTCTCTTCTTCGGGTTCCCCTTCTGTAGATTCTTCCTCGTCCTCATCTCCCTCACCTAGGGAGGGGCCGAAGAATCCTGTGGGTGGTGGTTCATCCCTTTTCGATAAGAATTTACCTATCTTCTCAAGAGGTGTCCCCGCGGTCATCGCCTCAATGGGGTCTATCGTTCTCGGTAAAGTGAGTAGTGGAATTGAACGCACATTGAGAATCTCTGGTTTGGTAAATACACTGTCTAGGGGATACTCGTCTTCAAATTGCTTCAATACAGACTTGGGCACCGAGGGTGATTGTTCCAAAAGACGGTCGTACTCCGTTTTACATTCACCGACGAAATCTAAACCCTCCTTGCTACGCTCTCCCCTGTCTAGGGCTAACATAAGACGAATGTTCCTAGAAAGCATACCGAAAGCTAACGCAGCTGTTCTGTGGTTTTCCATGAGTTCATTAATCTTGAGGAATTGGGATATAGTCGCTATGAGCCCTGCAGTTAGGTTTAAACCACCAATTATAGAGGGAGCAAACGACTGCACGTTCTCTGGAAAGGTACCCTGAGCGAAGTTCGCTGTCCCGGTTATAGTAGAAAGTATAATAACTGGTAAAGTGAACCGAATACTGGAACGCCTGTAAATAAAAAATGCACGGTGGTGCATATACCTGTAACACGCAGAGGCTTCACCCCATTGTTTGAGTATATTTTCATGACCGTCTGTCCACGACAGACGCATCTCTTCACGGGAAATCTTTTTTTCTTCCGTCATTATATAATAGATGAATATAATTTTTCTGATTCATCTAATTTTTTTGATTGGTATACTTGTTGTTCCATTTACAAATAATCGCAGAAATCTTGAATTTTATTCCATTCTAATTCCCTTCATATTTTACCACTGGTCAATTAATGATGACACGTGTGCATTGACACAGGCGGAAATGTATTTTTCGGGTAAAGAAAAGGAGGAAACCTTCATGGGTAGGGTTGTTGGACCTATTTATAAAATGAGTGATGATGATGTGGGTAAACTTACCAAAACCCTGTTCTTTGTGTTATGGGCCATTGTTCAATATAGATTGGGACACTTCAAAGGGTTTACCCGAGACCTAAGTGAACTAAAGAAATCATTTACTTAACGATAAAATGGATATCAAACTCCATAATGAAATCAATCGTCTCGTGAAAACACGGGATAATTATCGTCATACGTATATTCAAGAATTGAAATTGATAGAAGAAAAATTTGAATCAACTGGTTGTCATATAAAAAAGGATATTCTAGAAAAACAACGAAACATTTATCAAAAGCGCTCAAGTTCCATGGAAAGTACAGTAAAAATGTTAAATAAAAAGATTGAATCAATCGAACGAGTCTTGAGGAGTATTGAAAAAGATAAGGAAAATTTTAAATTCAATATCGAAAAACTCAGGACTGGTATTGTAAATAAGGATACCGGTGAAATTTTCGATATGTTTTCGAGTGTTGTAAATGCGCTTGAAATTCTTAACCACGGGAGAAACGAAATCGATCAAAAAAGTGAACACTCGTCTTAAAATTGTAATACATAAGCATACAGTATGCATCAGCTATATCATGCTTTCTCTCATATGGAATCGTATCCAAATCTATATACTTTCCCATCTTCACAAGAACACGTTCCTTTCTCTCATCGTAATTTAGATGACCCATCCCAAAGTGTGCATGTATTGTCAGGGGTGAAATCAACAAAACCTTATCCTTGAACATATAGTTGAGTAGAATCTCAATATTCGTAAAGCCTTGGGGTGGCTGTCTCTCTATGAGGATCCTCTCAGCCTTGTCGAACACATCCCTGTGGTCATCTACAAATAAAGGAACTAAGTCAACAAAGTCATTACTGTAAATGTATTTGTAGTCTTCCAAACTCACCTTTTTCATGTACTCAACTTCTATCACCGGTCCATTCCCACACTCAGCGAGGACGAGACCCATATTGTGGAATCCTATATCTATGGCCAGGACCTTCATGTCTTTATGTCAAAGATTTTCTTTAATAATAGTATATGAAGAATAAGACTAAGATTCAAACACTATGGGTGGCTCTCGTCGTACTCATCGCCGCTGTAGCATACTTATGGAAGAATCCCCGAGTCGTCACGAAACGGGTTTCGAATCCAGCCCCACCCCCACCAATGATCCGGGTCCCCCCTAGACAGACATTCGAACAAAGGCGTGAACCGGAGTTCAGGGGTCCCCCAATCAAGGAATACAAACCTGGACGCATGCAGCAGATGGGATTACTCACCGGACCAGGTGACGAGACCCTCCCCCTCTACGGCAAGGAGGTTCGTGGTCGCCGTGATAGGTACCACTACTACACGACCACGGGTGGTGAAAACCTGTACCCAGTCCCAGTGAGTCACAATGCTAGGGACTGTATGGATGACATTGGATGCCAGGAGCTCTATGGAAATGAATCAGTCTCAGTGACTGGTAAGACTGGTTCATTTGGGGTTAATATGTACAGAACTGACAACTTTTTCTAATCTATCAAGTCTCGGTTTTTCTCGATTTATAAACACTAAGACTTCGATTGGGTCTCTCGACAACTCAACAGAACCATGTGTATTTAATGGGTGCACATATTGAACACGAATCAAATCTACTATAACCTGTTTTTGACCCGAAGCCTGACTATAGTGAACAGCCAACGCAGCCGCATCCTTCTTAGTTTCTTTTGGTAAGAAATCTCCATCATAAGAAACTACGACATGTGAACCCGGCCACCCCTTGACATGAAGCCACCAATTCGCCGCATGACTCGACTCAGTGAGTTCATAATTCTCCTTGGCATTTGTACCAACTCTAATAGTAATTCCATCCAGGGATTCATACGTCTTCATATGTGAATATATTCTGTAATCTTTATATAAAATGCACGTCATCCTAAGACCCAGTCCCTCGGTCACCCACCGGTACAGAGTGACTTTGCCATGTAAAAGGTCGATAGATTTTGGAAAAAATGGGGTTGACTACTATGTGGATCATGGAAATCCCCGTATAATGAGGGCACAACTTCTTAGGAAGGGGGCGATCCTACCCAAGGAGGTGCGAATTGAGAGGGATCCCTATGAAATTCACAGAGGTATGTTGAAAGTTAAGGAAAGTACTATGGAAGATTGGGATACCTACCTTTCTCAAGATTTTTGGGAGCGTTGGTTACTCATGTCATACCCAGATATGCATAAATCCAAGCTTTGGATGGCGACACAGGAGGGTGTACTCTTCATGCCTGTCCCAGAAGATTTCTGGTTCTGCTCTAAACACCCGTAGACCCAAAGCCACCCTCACCCCGGAAAGTTTCTTGGAGGAGACCAATCTCCTCAATGGGTGGGGTCTCACACCTCTCTAGGACCAACTGTGCGACGCGGTCACCCTTCTTCACTTCAAAATCGGCATCCCCCATATTGAAGATGACAACGGAAATTTCACCTGTATAGTCTGGATCGATGACACCGGCACCAATTTGAATGCCATGTTTTACAGCCAACCCAGACCTTGGAGCAACCCGACCATATACCCCTGTGGGGAGTGATACCGCGATGCCCGTGGAGATGAGCCCTCTTTTACCCTTTGCGATAACACCATCACAATTGCTATAGAGATCGTAGCCAACAGCACCATCAGAACCTCGAGTAGGAAGAATAGAATCATATCCAAGCTTTTTGACCCCGAGGGACATTATACATCCTTAAGGCGTTTATTCTTTAAGGCACGATAGGTCAACGCACATATTCCACAACTGAAAATATTGAAAAAGAGTTGACAGGTCATTACATGTATTCTCACATATAGATTTTTATCATCATATAAGAACCATACAATTAAAGACATCAAACTTTCATACCAAACACGGAAGAATATATTTGTAAATAGATATATTTCCCGAATGGTTTGATTTCTTGGAAATATGTGTTTGAGTACCAACATAGATGTATCAATTTCGACCAGCCCCAAATATGCGGTAAGGTAGGCTTCTTCGGGGGCATACAGAGGTCTTATGGCGTAAATTAAAGCCATGATATGGTGTAGTATAATCAGTTTACGAAACGACTGTATAATCTCGGGTTGTATGTAAATCCATACAAGTTCGTAGGACATATAAAATGTTAAGGCGTGGGTGAGAAACATTGGATACACCACGTAGTCTAAAAATATCTCTGAAACACATAGAGTTGAAAATGGTATCAGAAAACAAGCGGATGTAATATTGTGGACATCCATTCTATATAAGTTTTGAACATTTTTAAATATGGATTTTTTTCATATTTAAAAATGCACTCAAAGGGTTTCGAACCCCTGACCTCAAGCTTACTAAGCTTGCGCTCTACCACTGAGCTATGAGTGCGATATGCTGAGAGTGGGGTTCGAACCCACGCGACTTACGCCAGATGTTCTTAAGACACCCCCCTTAGACCACTCGGGCATCTCAGCTTCCCTCCCTCCCACTGAGTAGTATACTCCTTAAATCTTTAAGCACTTCGGTGTGTGTTCATATGACGCCCTTTTCTCGAGTGTAGCCAAATCTTTCTTAACCTTCTTCTCGAGACCGGAGCACCCATGTTTCTCTAGATGAAGACAGCGTGGACAAAAACTTCCACTACAGTGCTTACATTCTATGGGCACCCCACATTTCTTCTTACACAGTTGACAGGGCATATACTATAACTGGGATAAAGATTTTAAGTATATTACAGCTAGTATATGCTGACTCTTGCTATCGCGAAACCTACCCGCCTACCAATCACAAACCGCTCTATTCCCGAATATGAGAAACTCAAGACCAGTCTAAAGAACTCTACGGCTGGTTATGGTGCGGCTCTATCTACGTCATACTTTATTACACAGGGAGCGGATGTTGGGGTTTCCGCAACCCTTGGTGCTGTGGCGTCCTACACCTACATGAACCTTCTGTCAGATCATGTAGACAACATAGAGAGGTCGACATTTCAGAAGCAGATGTTTGTGCCAGTGAGCACCGCTGCCTTTGAAATGGCGTGGAATAATGCACCATTTGCGTTTGATTTTGATTATGGAGCTACATTCGTAGGATTTTTGGCCTACAAGTTTGCCCTAACTTCTGTTTTATACGAGGTAATCCGAGATATGATTATTAGAGACACAATTGACGAAGATTTGTGAGTTTATTTCCGTGTGTAGCGTCGATTTCGTCGCCTTTGGTTTGCACGTTTTCGTTTGCGTATGGTGCGCAGTTCGTCAGTTGCTTCCATTATTTCTTTCCATATCCATATCTTACGTTGCACGTCGGGGCAGAGCGGGGCGGTAGCTTGTAAAAATGCGAATTTGACAGCGTCGCTCATTTTCAACTTGAACTTGATTTTATAAATTTTTATTAAAAACTTAGGTTGCTAATTACTTCATCTCCCCAAACTGCAGAAAGTTGTCGATCTTGCGTCCGATGCTCTTGCCAATGCCAGCGACTTTGTTGGAACCCTTGGCAAGTTCCTCACCCGAGGTTACCTCGAAGTCGAGGTTCTTGATAGCTTGGGCAGCCTTCTTGTAGGCAGCCTTCTTGTGAACGTCCGACTCTCGGGCAGCCACCTCACCGAGGGCATCGAAGATGCACTCATTGGTCGTAGGAGGCTTC